TATTGCGCTGTTGAATTAGGGATAAAGCATATCTTCATTGACTCATTAATGAAGTGTGTAGTGGCTGAGGACTCATTAAACGAGCAGAAGTCATTTGTAGATGAGCTGTGTGCTTTGGCTAGGGATCATCAGGTACACATTCATTTAGTCCACCATATACGCAAGCTGGTGTCAGAGGAGATACAGCCTGGCAAGACTGACTTGAAGGGTTCTGGAAGCATTGCAGATCAGGTAGACAATGTGTTCCTAGTCTGGCGTAATAAAAAGAAGGAGAACGCTCGTAGAAACAATGAGGACTATGACGAGCAGCAGCCAGATATGTTCCTAATGTGCCAAAAGCAGCGTAACGGTGAGGCTGAGGAGTTCTACGGGATGTACTTTGAGCATAATTCGCAACAGTTTATTGAGACGTTAGGCGGTCAGCCTATAGACTTTGATAATCGTGGAGCGTTTCGTGCTTGATAAAAATATACATAATTTAAGGATATATATGGAAGAAATATGGAAAGACGTAGTTGGATATGAGGGTTTTTATGCAATTTCTTCTTTTGGAAGATTATTTTCAAAAGAAAGAATTATAAAAAGAGACAAAGTAGGTGATTTCTTATTAAAAGAAAAATATATTAGCGGAACTTTATATCATGGATACTTAAAAACAACATTGCGTAAAAATAGTGGTAGAAAAGATAAATTTATTCATTGTTTAGTTGCTGAAGCATTTCTAGGAATAAAACCTAAAAATATGGAAGTTTGTCATGGTGATGGGATTAGAACCAATAATAAACTAGAAAATTTAAGATATGGAACAAGATCAGATAATGTAAACGATGCTATAAAACATGGTACTCATTACACTCCGTTTATAACAAAAGGATCACAAAGAAAAGAAGCAAAAATTAATGATGAAATAGTCAGAGAAATAAGAAATTCAATCGATAGTACTTATGTTTTATCAAAAAAATATAATGTTTCAAGAGCGTTAATTTCTAATGTAAGAAGAAACAAAACTTGGACTCATGTTAATTAATAAAAATAGTGAAGAATATAGATGGCAATGTGAAGTTCGCCAGGTATTAAAGTGGCGTACTCAAGATAGAAATAAAGCAATCGAATATCTGTCTATTGTCCGCAATAAGCGTGGAGATAGAACGGCTCAGTTGCTAGAGAAAGATTGTAGAGAACAATGGCAGTTAGGTTCAAGAGGAGATGAAGGGATATGGGTATAACTAAAGGCATTAATACGGTTGGCGATGGATCAAACGGTTACCCGATTAGTCGAATGAGGATTTATAAAGATTGGGTAAGTTTGACAGACGAGGAAATATTGGCAGACGATGTGTTGCGGTATAACTTTGGTTTAAATGGCGGCGCAGGGCCAGTATCAAAAAAAGGTAAAGCAATTATTGAAGCAATAGAGGAAAAATTGAAAGATAAAAATGGTTTATAAGCGTGTGGACAATTGCCAAGTACAGGTCGTTAAAGCATTACGCGATTTAGGAGCTACGGTTCAGCATTTACACGCAGTAGGTAAGGGTTGTCCTGATATTGTTGTTGGGTTTAAAGGTAAAAACTTGTTGCTTGAAATCAAGGATGGTGATAAAAAGGTACTTACTCCAGACCAAGTTAATTGGCACAAGCTCTGGAAAGGACAAGTAAACGTAGTTACAAGTGTAGATGAAGCTAAATTACTATTATGGAAACTATCAGATGAATATCGATCCCCATGAAGCAATTAATTTTATGATTAAAAATGCGGCTGCTTATGCTCAAGCTAAGGCAGAGGTAGTTTATTTAACTGAGCACCGTAAGACTGTAAAGGCATTGGGGTTCCAGCGCAGCCTTAAAAATACGATGGCTGAGAGGGAGGCTGATGCTTATACTACTGCTGAGTACGCTACTTGCGTAGAGGGGCTTAGAGAAGCTGTTGCAGAGGCAGAGCGATTACGTTGGATGCTGGTCGCTGCTCAGGCTCGGATAGATTGTTGGCGGTCGATGGAAGCGTCGAATCGTGCTGTCGAAAGAGCGACTTTGTGAACGGATCAAACTTCTCCTCGTCGTATAACAGCCATTCGTCAGCCTCATCGTCAAAGTACATCCAGACACAGGCTTCAGTATCGTATTTCCAGACTATGCCATCGTCGTCCATTTGCATGAGTTCGACTTCTTCAGCTTCAAACCAGAAATCCTGTCCGTCGATAGATATACCGTACATATAGCCTCCAGTTGGAGAAATAGTAGCAAACCTAAATGAAATTTACGTTAATAAGGGGCAAAAATATGAATAAAGTTTATTGCGATAATTGCAACTGGATTGGTGATGCTGATGATGTACTAAGAGCACGTTGCGAAATGGTATTTGCTGACGCTGTAGATGTGTGTCCAGAGTGCAATCATCCTGAGACTATCGCACCAATGAAATCAATATGGAGAAAGCGACAAATTGACAAAAGACGAGAAGAAATACCTGTCTAAAGTTGCTGATTTAATGTAATATTCCATTGGTTTTACTAACATCATAGGAAATACAATGGAAGAAATTTGGAAAGATATTCCTGATTATGGCAATCATTATATGGCTTCGAATCTTGGAAGAATTAAAGTAAAAACAAGGAAAGTAAAAAAGTTTAGCGGATTAATTGGGAAAGAAGTTGAGCAAACATATAAAGAAAGATTACTAAAACCAAATAAAGCAGATAAATATGGTCATTTGTCTGTCCATCTTGGAGTTGATAAAAAGAAATATAGTGTTGCAGTTCATAGGTTAGTTTTATTTGCTTTTGTTGGGTATCCTCCTGATGGTCATGAAAGTTGTCATAACAATGGAATTGCAAGTGACAATAGAATTGAAAATTTAAGATGGGATACTCATTTAAATAATAATAAAGATAGAAAAAAACATGGCAAATATCTAAAAGGTAAAGACCATCCTATGTATGGTAAAAAAATGAGTGAAGAACATAAGGCAAAACTTTTAACTTTTCATCTTGGGAAAAAAAGATCGCAAGAATGGATAGACAATATGGCTAAAGGTAAAAGAAATGCTTTACAGGAATAAAACTCTACTTGAGTTAGTAAGGAATTTTCCTTGCCAACATTGCTTAATACAGGACGGAACCGTTGTAGCTGCTCACTCAAACCAGTTGAGAGATGGCAAAGGTCGTGGTATAAAGGCTAATGATTATCGTATTGCTGCACTATGCTATAGATGCCATATGGAGCTAGATCAGGGGAAGGATTTGTCTAAACTTGAGCGAGTAGAAATGTGGGAAGAAGCACATAGGAAAACAATAGGTTTACTTTTTGATAACGAGCATTTAAAGGTTATTTTATGATGAAGAAATCGAAAGCTGCCAAGAAGGTAGCTAAGGTAATGACTGAATTCGGTAAGGGTGAACTACATAGCGGCAAAGGTGGCCCAGTAGTTAAGTCTCAGAAACAAGCGGTCGCGATAGCTATGAGTGAGGCAAAGATGCCTAAGCGTGGTATGCGTACAGCTAAGAACAAGGCTAAGAAATGAAAACAGGACTATATTCTGCAATCCACGCTAAACGTAAGCGTATAGCTGAAGGTTCGGGTGAGAAGATGAATAAGCCTGGCACTAAAGCAGCACCAAGTAAGGCAGACTTTAAACAAGCAGCTAAAACAGCTAAAAAGGTGAAGAAATGAAGGGAATGAAATCTTGTCCTAAATGCAAGGGTGGTGAGTGCAAGGGTGGTAAGAATTGTATGCACGAAGAAAGAGAAGAAGAAAATGGCAGTAATGGTAAAAATGGCAAGAAAAATGTGACTATAGCTATTATGGTTGCTATGCCTAAACGTGGCTCACGTACCGCTAAGAACAAAGCCAAGAAGAAATGATTAAGCGTGGCAAGGAGGAGTTTGCTGGCTATAACAAGCCGAAGAAAACTCCTAATCATCCTACGAAAAGCCATGCGGTACTTGCAAAGGCAGGAGACGAGGTTAAATTGATTCGTTTCGGTCAGCAAGGGGTAAGTGGCAGTCCAGACGGTAGTAAGCGTAGCGAGGCATTTAAGGCTCGTCACGCGTCTAATATCTCTAAGGGCAAGATGAGTGCGGCGTTCTGGGCCAATAAAGTTAAATGGTGATACCTAAGACATTAAATCTAGGCTCTGGCAAAGACTGGAAGGATTCATACTTTAATGCAGACATATTGCTTAGAGTTAATCCTGATTGGTGGTGCGACATATCTAAAATTGATTTTGGTCGTGTTATTGACAGTCCTAGATTCGGTAAAGTTCTGATTGAAAAGGGTATGTTTGAAAAAATCGTTGCAAATGACGTTTTAGAGCATATACCTGATTTAATTCAAGCAATGACGAACTGTAAAGACTTACTGGCTGATGGTGGTGAGTTTCACATTAGCGTACCTTATGAACTTTCTTTAGGTGCTTGGCAAGACCCGACACACGTTAGGGCGTTCAACGAGAATAGCTGGCTGTACTATACCGACTGGCACTGGTATCTAGGCTGGGAAGATAGGTTTAATCTATCAAAGATGGAATTTACACTGTCAGCATTAGGTCAGGAAATGATGGATAAAGACATTCCCGATCAGGAAATTTTGCGTACACCTAGAGCAGTTGATTCTATGAAGGTGATCCTTTGCAAGCAATCGTAATTGCTACTGTAAACAGTCCAAGCATCCACGTTCTATTGGAAAGTATTAATCAATATGCCCCTGACTTGCCAATCTACGTTAGCGGTAATAGTTTGGAGTTGTGGGGAAAGATTAGAGCGAGACTTAAAACAGATCGAGTTATATTCAGACCAAATACTGCTACCAATTTCGGGGATGCATATAATGCAATTGTCAACTATGCATTTGTTGCAGGGAAATACGATTCACTAATCATTTCTAATGATGATGTAGTTTTAACTCCGACTACAATATCAAAGATGCAAGAAGATTGGGATATGGTTAATAAGGAGTTCTTAACTGGCTTCTTAGGTGCTAGATCAGATTATGTGCTGCCAGATCAGAACATTAGGGTAGCTATAGAGGATGATAAGTTTGCAGGATTACGCTGGAATAGTGAGAATCACATAAAGATGACTGACGTTATCGCTCCTATCTTTGCGGCTGTTAGCAGAAAAGCATGGGAAGTAGCGCAATTCCCTAGCACTAATTGGTATTCAGACAATATAATATGCAGTGACTTGAATAAGGCTGGTTATCAGCACTTTGTAAGTCGTGGTTATGTTCATCATGCAGGGAGCCAGACCGTAGGGGATGACTTTAAGAAATGCCATGAAGAACCGAGGGAATGGATAAAGGCCAATAGGCCAGATATGTACAACATATTCTACGCATGACATCCAGAGGATAATGCAAAAATGGAAACTAACGAAGTTAAAGAAACACCAAGAATCGGAGAAGGATTAGCTGGCCCTGGAAGGACTAAGGGAACTCCTAACAAATCAACTGTAGTAGTAAGAAATGCTATAGCTACTCTATTGGAGCGCAATGTTCCTTTTATGGAGAGATGGCTTCAAAGGGTTGCTGAAGGTGATGAAGTCTTAGGATTAAAGCCTGATCCACATAAAGCATTAGATATTATGCTAAAGATGAGCGAATACCATATACCTAAGTTGGCTAGGACTGAGGTAACAGGCATTGATGGTGCTCCACAGCAGCACGTGGTTACATGGCAGAAGTAATAGAGATCGCATATAAGCCACGTGAACAGCAGATAGCTATCCATGAGGCAGTAGATAAGCATAGGTTCACAGTAGTAGTTGCACATCGTCGTATGGGCAAGACTGTTAGTGCAATCAACCATCTCATAAAGGCTGCGATTCAGTGTGAGAAACCCAACCCAAGATTTGCCTATATTGCTCCAACTTATGCTCAATCCAAACGTGTGGCGTGGGATTACCTACTGGAATTTACTCGTCCTCTTGGGGCTGTTGCTAATATCTCAGAGCTTAGAGTTGACTTTTGGGGTAGGCGCATTAGTCTTTACGGCAGTGATAATGCTGATAGCCTTCGCGGGCAGTATTTCGATGGAGTTATCCTTGACGAGATAGGTGACCAAAATCCTAAGATATGGAACGAGGTTATCAGGCCAGCACTAGCGGACAGGAATACAGAAGAATCACCTACGTGGTGCTTATTCATTGGCACACCGAAAGGTAGGAACCACTTTGCAGACTTTAGGGATAGGGCTAAGACTGCTGAAGGCTGGAAGCTACTAGAGTTTAAGGCTAGTGATACCAAGATACTGGCTGAGAAGGAACTCCAAGATGCCCGTAAGGAAATGGGCGACGATAAGTATTTTCAGGAATTTGAATGCAGTTTTGATGCAGCCGTTCAAGGGAGCTACTTTGGGCAGATTATCAACAATCTTGAGGAGAAGAACCGGATCACTACCATTGAGCGTGATGATCTGTGTAAGTCTTATGTTGCTTGGGATTTGGGGATTAGCGATTCTACTAGTCTGTGGGTTGCTCAGGTGGTTGGAAAAGAGGTGCGACTCATTGACTTCACGGAAAACCACGGAGTCGGTCTGGATTGGTACGTATCATGGCTTAAAGAGAACAAGTACGAAGGCTTCACGCAGTTCCTTCCTCACGATGTGGAAGTAAGGGAGCTAGGCACAGGAAAGAGCCGTAAAGAGGTTTTACAGGAAGCTGGACTGGATATAACAGTAGCTCCTCGTTTATCGATTGCAGACGGTATACAGGCCGTTAGAAGGCTATTACCGCAGTGTTGGTTTGATCACAAGACTAAGACAGGTCTGGATGCGCTTAGGAACTACCGCAGGGAGTATAACGAGAAGCAGCAAGTATTCTACGACAAGCCATTACACGATTGGTCTAGCCATGCATCAGACGCTTTCAGATATTTAGCGATAAGTCTTGACGATACGGAGACTTCATGGTCATCAAAGTTGCCAAATAACGTGCAATGGGTTGTATAATTAGTAAAATTCTAGGGGTATTGCATGGAATCGGAAGAAATCAAAGGAATTCTTGAAGCCGAGATTGACAACTCTCTTGGCTTTATTGACTCAGAAACTACAGAAGAACGTCAGAAAGCACTCGAATACTATCTCCGTGATCCGTATGGGAATGAGGTAGAAGGTCGCAGCCAGATCGTAACAGGTGAAGTAGCAGAGGCTGTAGATGGCGCATTGCCACAGCTGATACGAGTATTTACAACCACCGAAGATATTGTCCTATTTGAGCCACAATCGGCTGACGATGAGGCTACAGCTAAACAGGCTACTCAGTACTGTAATTGGGTGTTCTACCGTGATAATGCTGGTCTATTAATCCTACACAATTGGTTTAAAGATGCTCTGCTTCAGAAGGTTGGAGTGGTCAAAGCCTATTGGAATGATAGTACTGATGTCACTAAGGAAACTTACGATAACCTGACAGATGATGAGATTGCCTTGCTGTTGTCTGATGAATCAATGGAGATCGTCAAGCAAAAGACAGAGATAGTGGACATGGGTGGTGTTCCTATTGCGATGCATAAAGTAACAGTTAAGAAGGTAAAGAAGTCGGGGAATGTTGTCATTGAGAATGTTCCACCTGAAGAATTCCTGATAAGTAAGAACGCTAAGACTATTGCTGATAGTCCGTTTACAGCGCACCGTCGTTTAGTCCCACGGTCAGAAATGATTGCTATGGGCTACGACAAAGACACTGTGATGAACCTGCCATCGTATGATGATCTGACATTTAGCCCTGAGCGTATTGCTAGGTTTGCCAATGGTGAGGAACCTGATGATCAGTCTCTTGACCCATCAATGCAGCGTGTTGAGGTGTTTGAGTGCTACATCAAGCTAGACGTAAATGATGATGGTATTGCAGAGCTACGTCGTATTGTCTATTGCGGCAGCGAGATACTTGAGGATGAAGAAACAGATAGCGTCCCATTCCACTCTATTTGCCCTATACCAATACCTCACAAGTTCTTTGGTCAGTCACTAGCTGACAGGACTATGGACATCCAGCTAATCAAGTCTACGGTTACTCGTCAGATGCTTGATAACATTTATCTAACTAACAATGCCCGTATCGGTGCGGTTGATGGTCAGGTAAATATCGATGACTTATTGAACGCTACACCTGGTGGTGTTGTACGGATGAAGAATCCTAACGCTATTGTGCCGATTCAGGTTCCTAGCGTGACAGCTCAGGCTTTCCCAATTCTGGAATACATGGATAGCGTACAGGCCAAGCGCACAGGTGTATCAGACGCACAACAGGGATTGAACCCTGACATTCTTAGTAATGTAACGGCTGCGGCTGTAGCTGCAATGACACAGGCTAGCACTGGTAAGTTAGAGCTGATTGCTCGTATATTTGCTGAGACAGGTGTTAAATCATTGTTTCAGGGTATCTTGCAGATGTTATGTAAATACCAAGATAAGCCTCGTGTTATCCGTATGAATGGTGAGTATGTGCCGTTTGATCCGCGTGAATGGTCTAACCAGTACGACGTTTCGATTAATGTTGGACTTGGATCTGGTAATAAAGAGCAGCAGTTAGCTATGTTGCAGATGATTATCTCTAAGCAAGAGCAGGTATTACAGCAATATGGGCCAGGTAATCCATTGGTCACTGTTGGTCAGTATCGTAATACATTGGCTAAGTTTATTGAGGCTGCTGGCTTTAAGGATGCAGACCAGTTCATGAACAAGATTACACCTGAGATAGAGGCTCAGTTAGCGGCTCCGAAGCCACCGCCAGTAGATCAGCAAGCAGAGTTTGCAAAGATGATGGCACAGGTTGAGCAGGAGAAAGCTCAGGTAGCTCGTGAGAAGAATCAGGCAATGGCTCAGATAGATGCGGCTAAGTTGCAGCTAGATCGTCAGAACTTGGAAGCCAGCTATGCTCAGAAGGGCGTAGAGATGGCTATGAAGAACCAGAAAGACCAGCAGGAACTAAAGCTAAAAGAGGCTGAGTTAGCGGTTAAGCAGTTACAGGCTGTGCTGGCTATGGATATTGCTGACGAGGATAGTCGCAATAAACAGGCTGACATTGTTCTAAAGGCGATTAAAGAGATTGGTGCGATAACACGATGAATAAGGCAGATTGGGCTAATAACTTAATGCTTGATCCTAACTGGCAGGAGGTAATGTCAGAGCTTAGGGAAGTCGAGTTATCTAAGTTTACTAATAGCGACTATGGCGACACAGAGGCTAGAGAACAGGCTTACATACGGCTTAGAACGCTAGAGAGTATTACCGACCATTTAGAAGGGCTGAAAGCTCAGAAAGCCATAGATAAAAAGCGTTGGAAGATTTTGTAGTCTGACATGGCAGTTCCATGTAAAATTAAGGAAATAACAACATGAGCGAAACGACTAGCGCGACACCGGAATCCGGTAGCGGAGAGTTGACAGTAAACGAAGCGGCTAACGCTTTCATGGGTTTAATGGGTGGTGACGAAGGCTCCGACGAAGGACAACCAGAATCACAGGCTCAATCCGATGATGGTGATAGTGAAGAACCTGAAGAAGAATCTTACGATGAATCTGATGGGGAAGAACAGGAAGATAGCGAACAAGAAGGACAGGAACGTACTTACCGTGTGAAGGCTGCCGGTGAAGAAAAGGACGTCACCCTAGACGAGCTTGTAAAGAATTATCAACTTGGCGCAGACTATACTAAAAAATCGCAAGCTGTAGCTGAGGAACGCAAGACGGTTGAGGCCGAACGTCAGGCGATTCAAGAGGCAAAGCAACTGAGAGATCAGTATGCACAGCGACTTCAGGTGATAGAGCAAATTCTTTCACGTGGAGATGAAACAGAGAATCTTGACTACTTGAAGGAAACCGATCCTATCGGTTACGCCGTAAAGGTAGCGGAACTCTCGCAGAAGGAGAAGCAGCTTGCTCAAGTTCGTGCTGAACAGCAACGGATTAATATGCAGCAAGAGCAAGACAGGCAGCAGTGGATGTCAAACCTAGTACGACAGGAATCGGAAAAGTTAGCAACTGTGTTACCTGACTATGTTGATCCTGAAAAGGGTGAGGTGCTGAGAAAATCAGTACGCGCTTACGGTAAAGAGTTAGGGTTTTCAGATGAGGAATTGGCAAGCGTTGTCGATTCTCGTCACGTAATAACGTTGTACAAGGCTATGCAGTATGACAAGCTACAGAAGTCAAAGCCTAGTATCAATAAGAAACTAGCTGAAGCACCGAAAGTTATGAAGTCGGGAGTTTCGCAGTCTCGTGATACGAACAACGAGCAGATTAAGAAACTAAAGGCTAAGGCACGATCTACCGGAAGGGTAGCAGACGCTGCGGCACTATTTGAACGGTTTATTTAAAGGAAATTATTATGCCTACATATCAAACATTTACCGCCATAGGTATGCGTGAAGATTTGTCCGATATGATCTACAACATATCGCCGACAGAGACGCCTATCATGTCGTCTATTGGTAAGACTAAAGCTACTGCTGTTTATCACGAGTGGCAGACTGACTCTCTGGCTGCTGCTACTACAGCTAACGCTGCGGTTGAGGGTGCAGATGCGACTTCTATTACTGCTTCTCCTACGACTCGTGTAGGTAACTATACGCAGATCGTACAAAAGACTGTACAAGTCTCTGGCACACTGGAGACAGTAGACAAAGCTGGTCGTAAGTCTGAGAAGGCTTATCAGTTGGCTAAGGCTTCACAAGAGCTAAAGCGTGATCTGGAGACTATCATCACTGCTAATCAGGGCAAGTCTGCTGGTACATCTACAGTAGCTCGCACTATGGGTTCACTGCTGTCATGGATCAAGAGTAACTCGTCACAGGGTACAGGTGGTTCTGCTCCTGCAACTTCAGGCACTTCGACTCGTACTGATGGTACACAGCGTACTGCTACTGAAGCACTGATGAAAACTGTTATCGCTTCGATCTTTGATGCGGGCGGTAATCCTAAAGCTGTGTTCGTGGGTTCGGCTGGTAAGCAGAAGATGTCTACGTTTGCTGGTATCGCTGTCAATCGCTATCAGATCACTAAGCCTGAAGCTGGTGTGATTATCGGTGCGGCTGACATTTACCAGTCGGACTTCGGTCAACTTTCTATCGTTCCTGATCGTTTTATGCGTAACCGCGATATGCTGATTCTTGATCCTGAGTACGCAGCTATGGCTTTCCTCCGTCCGTTTATGACGAACGAGTTGGCTAAATCTGGTGACAGCGACAAGACTCAGATTCTTGCTGAAGTAACGCTTGAGGTGAAGAACGAGGCTGCTCACGGGATCGTAGCCGATCTTGACTTCTCACTGTAATGAAACTAGCCCCTGACTTCGGTTGGGGGCTTTTTATAAAGACTAATGACAAACTTTAGAAATCAAAAAGTTCATAGGGATGGTGATGGTGGTATCGTCATCGAGACTAACCAAGACATTACAGACATACTTGCTAGAAACAAAGTTCTTCAAGAGGTAGATAAAGCTAGGACAGGCGCAACTGATGACTTGCATTTGATTGGTTCCATACCGTTTACAGCAGTAGATAAGTTAAACGAAATGGGCATAATGCGAGGGTTTGCAATTGTAGATGACAAAGCCTTTAGAACATGGCTGAATCATCCAGACCAAGCTGGGTTAAAAATCTATCGGGGAACAGTATGAGAGTTGGCGTTTGCGTACCATGTCGTGATGAAGTGCATACAGGATTTGCGTTTGATTTTGCCCGTATGTGTGCTCATGATGCGTCAGTTAGATGTAAGGACGGAAAGGGCGGTTTAAGCCTCTATACGATGCCTGGCACGTTGATATTCGACCAGCGTGAGAAGTTGGCTCAGGTGGCTTTAAAAGAGGGCTGTGACGCTGTTCTGTTTATTGATAGCGACATGAGGTTCCCACATGATTTAATAACAATTATGTTAAGTCGTGAAGTGGACATAGTTGGTGTAAACGCAGTGACTAGACGTAAGCCATCATTCCCTACCGCTAAGTTATTGGTTAAGAGTAAGGATGAGAAGGGAATCAGGCATCATTGGTCGAATGTTGATTCTCGTGGCAAGGAAGGTATGGAGGTAGTTACTGCTGTAGGATTTGGTGCGGTAATGATCCGTAAGAAAGTATTTGAAACGCTTACAGTACCGTGGTTTGATGCGGGATGGGGGCCAACTGGTGTAGTGGGTGAGGATGTATTCTTTTGTGTTAAGGCTGGCGATGCGGGTATAGATACCTACGTTGACCATGAATTATCGATGCACATTAGACACATAGGAACACACGAATATAGTTGGGATGATGTAGATGAGGATGCCTTGAGGGGCGATAATGCCACTAGCTAGTTATTCAGACTTAACCAGTACCATTTCAAGCTATCTAGCTCGTAGTGACTTAGATAGCATTATTCCAACATTTATATCGTTGGCAGAGCAGCGTTTGCGTCGTGAGTTACGTATGCGTCAAATGTTGGTAACTGCTCAAGCGACTACGACAGGTGGTGATTCTACTGTTGGCTTACCTTCTGACTATCTGGAAATGCGAGATATTCATGTGGTTGGTAATCCTAACGGTCAATTGAATTACGAATCTCCTAACGCTTTCTATAAGCGCAACACATCGACTGAATCTGGCTTACCTAAGAGCTACACGGTATTGGCTGCTGAGTTACAGCTTGCTCCTATACCTGATGGTGCTTATGGGTTACAGATGCTGTACTACGCTCAACCTGCTTTTTTAAGCTCCACAAACGCTAGTAACGTATTCTTGGCTTATTGCCCTGATGCGCTGCTATATGCTGCTTTGGGTGAGGCTGAACCGTATCTAATGAATGATGCAAGGCTACAGACATGGGGTACGTTGTACGAACGTGCAATCAATGCTATATCGGTTGCAGATCAATCTGGTGAATACAGTGGACAACCCATGTCCATGTCTTTTAATTAAGGAATTATTATGGCTGAAATGTCTAACTACTTAGAGAACGCATTACTTAATGTAACTCTACGTGCAACTGCTTACACGGCTCCTGCGGCTGTTTACGTAGGTTTATATACGACTGATCCTACTGACGCTAATACAGGTACAGAGGTGTCTGGTGGCTCTTACGCTCGCACTGCTGTGACATTTGGTGCTCCTAGTAATGGAGTGACTACAAACAGTGGCGCAGTAACATTCCCTACAGCTACAGGTACATGGGGAACTGTTGGCTGGATTGGTATTCTTGATGCTGCTACTAGCGGTAACTTGCTTTATCACACACCATTGACTGCATCTAAGTCTATTACTTCAGGCGATATATTTACTATTTCAGTTGGCAACCTTTCTGTTACTTTGGAGTAATCTATGGCGCTGGTTATTGCTGATAGGGTTCGTGAGACATCGACCACTACGGGTACTGGTACGCTAACTTTAGCTGGTGCTGTATCTGG